ATAATTTTTATACCGTAGGTTGTGGAGGCTCATTCTTTTTAGGAGCCAATGTAGGAGGAATATCAGCTGCAATTATCTTCAGTGGCATCTGTTCAATTCTAATTGTTTGAACTGTTCCACCAGCACCACCATTAGCGGCGGCAGCCTTTGCAGCAGCATCCATTTTCATAGTACCGTCACCCTTTTTACTGGCTGTTTGAATGCCAAAGCTCGCCAAAACGCCAGTAAAAACTGACGCTATAAATGTCGGATCTATTTTCTGTTGTGGGACGCCAGGTATGGCTACGTAATTTAAAGTCAAAATTCCGCCACTCCAAACCAACACGCCCATGCGTACAAATGTACTAATGATTGCTGCCTGCTCTTCTTGATCGGGAAGTAAATTTTCCTTTAGTTTACCCAAAGGGCCTTTCTTTTTTTCAGGATTCTTTTCTTCCTTGATTGCTTCTTCGGGCATACTTATTCCTATTGAGGCAGCTCTATTTAGTAATTAAATTATTGTCCTCCACGAGGATACATGATACCTACCCTTGGTCTCTTATCATCGTTATAACTTTCTGTTCTTCTATCTAACTCATTAAAGTTACCAAAATTATTAGATCTTGCTACAGTCATAGTACCATTAGAGGTAGTATAGTTAGACGCTGTAGTGAGTCCCACTCTATCCACTGCATCCATCACTATATTATCCGATACAGCAGTAGTTAATTTTGCAATAGTAAAGTTAGCCATTAAACCTTCCTCGCACAGAATAACAATCCACGAGTTCTTGTAGTCTGATTATAAGCACCAGTAATAACTGTCCAGACTTCACTACCACTTATAGTAATAGTATCTCCTTGTTGTATGTTAGTAGAAGGAGAAGCATAATCAAAGTCAATCATTGCAAAGTCATCAGGCATATTATATGGTGAAGGAACCATCAAAGTATTCAATGGTAGACCTTTAATTACTGCATTATAATCTGCATCAGGGTTAACACTCTTTACACTTCCAGCTGGGTCTTGGTTTACATCATACGCAGCATCTCTATTGTAGATTCTAAGATGACCAGAATCGATATAGTTAGAAGGGCTACCAGATGCAAGGTTAGATGACCATTCGGATTGAATGCCATCATTCCATCTATCATAAGGGAACTCAGCACATCTCTTATTATTATAAGATTGTTGTGCATTACCATATGGATAAGTTACAATATCAAGTCCAGCTCTATAATTCTCACTAGTATATGGTTGTATCATTGTTACTCCACCTAACCAAACATTGTCAAGATCCCATACATCTGTAGTAAAGTTATGAGGTATGAATGTTAGGAAAGTATTATCTCTCAGTTTTGTAGAAGATAATGTAGGTTGTCTATAAGATAAAACAACAAACTTAGGATCTATCCCAGATCTAAAGACATTCAAATCTAACTGATATGAATTAGAAGAAGCAACTGTATGTGCATTACCCTGTCCTATGAAGTGAGAAGACTTAGGACTTGTATATTCTGATCCCCAACTGTCAGAAACACCCCATTGAGTATCCAAATATTTGTCACCTGATAATCTGGGCCCACCATTACTGGAAGAAGCATCACCTGGCCCCATACCATTACCAGTAAGATCCCAATCCTTTGGATGACAGTATGGCCCAGCCGACATTTCAATAGTCGTTAGAGTCTGTGCGGAGTATGCTCTATAAGTTACTCCAAACTTTTTATTATCCTGAACCTTTTGTCTCAGTATCCCGTATGGATATGTAAGATTTGCATTAACATTCTTGGTATAGAAAGCAGTAGTAGTTGATCCATACGATACACTATTATCAACGTATACTGTACAACCCCAACCTATACCACCAGCAGCACTACTTGAAACCTGGCCAGGCAAGAACTCTAGATACTCTCCATTGGTATATCCATATCCAGCTCTATTAACATAAACAGTGTGTGGATTACCATAATATCTCTGCATATAGAAAGAAGCATCCGTTCCTACACCACTTGTCGTATACTGTTCTCCGTCATACCACTGAATATAACTCCAACTCGTATGATGCGGATCCTGTTGATACATACCCCTATCAACCAGACCAGTAATAATACCAGTATGGTTACACTCATCATGCCATCCCAACCATGTGTAGGCACTCTCTAACTGAGTTATCATATCCCCCTTACTATAAGAGGCATTGATTGTAAAAGTATTCGTACTAATTGCCATTGTTTTAAGCTTCTAGTTGTAGGATAGTAAGATAACCCGTGATAGATTGGGTATGAGTAGAGAGATTTTTAATTGATGCGTAAATGGTTGTCCCAACAGGGTTGTCCATGTTACCACCCATAGTATATGGAGAGAAGATTGCACCTGTTGTAAATCCAACAGACTTAAACTCACCAATAACTCCAGCGCCTGGCGCAGGGTCTTCCCCTACACTACGATGGGCGTCAGCAGCTCTAGATGCACTATCAGTATATATGCGAATCCACGCATCGGTAGAGAGTCCTACCCTCATCAATCCATAGGATTTAAACCCAGTTATATCAGTGTTACCAATACCATATCTCTCTATGGCAGTAGTAACTCCAGTAACAACTGTCCTTGACTGTAATGATCCACCAGATGCAGAAATCGTTGCGATTCCAACAGCATTATAAGTAACATCAAGACCATCACCAAAGTTAACAGTCCTCGCAGAACCTATATTAGTATCATCATCTTCAACAATAATACCAGATCCAACTGCATTAACGTTCAATAGATTTGAACCATCAATAGCAGGTAGAGAACCAGTTAAATTACCAGCAGGAACATCAGTAAGTCCAGCAGCAGAACCAGTGAATGATGTAGAAGTAGTTACACCAGTAACATTCAATCCATATGGAGATGCAGTTACGGCCAAACCAACTGATAATTGGTTAGCAATAGTTGCATTGTGATCTACTTGTAAACTCCTATAGACTCTTACAAGTCTGTCTGGAGTATTACCTGCACAATAAATCCTCAGTGCATCCTTCTGAACATCAGGTATGCCTGGGTCAGTAGTCTTGAATATAAAACTACCATCTTCACCAGAAGAATCAGTTCCAGAACTAATCTGGAATATCATTTGATTCTGTAAGGAATCATCCAATCTAATGTTACCGTACTGACCTAAGAACAAGTCTTGATTATTCAGATACAGATTTCCAATCAGTTGGGTATGACCCTTGACTGTTAGAGGATGTGTTGGATTGGTTGTACCTATGCCAACATTTACAGTAGTGTGGATACCTGCATTTGTTCTTACGAATATCTTCTCAGTACCAGTAACGGTGGCAATTCCTGCACCAAATGTTACATCAAGATTAGAATTGAAATCAATTGTAGCAGCAGTACCAACTACAGTACCACTGTCTCTAATTTCAACACCAGTACCAGCAGCAGTTACACCAGTAAGAGCAGATCCATCAATCGCAGGCAAAGCACCTGTCAATTGTCCTGCATTTAATGAACCATAGAATCCTGTTGCAGATACAATACCCGAAACAGTTACCGCCTCTGTAATAATAGTAGTTTTAATACCAACATTACCACTATCATCAATTACCTGACGGATATTTCCTTGTCCATCAGACAATACAATATGACTCGAAGTAGTTCTAAGATCCAGATCAACATTGTTGCCCTGATAAGAACCTAGGAGTAGGTTATACGATCCACTAGTAATCTGTTTACCTGCATCATTACCCAATGCAATGTTATAGGAACCAGTAGAGGCACTGTATAGTGCTAGGTTACCAACAGCAACGTTGTATCCACTACCACCACTCAAGGATCGTAATGGTTGATCACCTATACCAATATTGTTTCCAGAACCAGTACCTATAATAGAGTTACCAAGTTTAAGGTTGACTCCACTGGGAGTTTCAATCCTACCAGAAAGAACTGTAGTAACGCCAGTTACATTTAATCCAGAAACATCAAGAGTACCAGTAACATTTGCATTACCAGTAGCAGTAAAGACTTTGCCTGGGTCTGGGCATGTCATACCCACACCAACTCTTGCTGTTGTTCCTATTCCTATCTGGCCAGGCAATCCATCGTTATTCCATATCGAACCAGTAGCAGTACTACTAATCGTTACGATACCACAAGTAGGACTGGTATTGATTAGAACATTATTACCCTCAACAATAGAAGTAACAATACCTGTTAGTTTATTACCTGAACCATAATAAGAACCTGTTACTGTAACGCCAAGTGCAATTGTCTGTAAACGTTTAGTTCCATTCTGGAACAGCTCTACACTACCGCCTGGAATAAAGTTTGCTAACTGATTACCATTAGCATCAGTAATCTTTGTATGTGAATCTGATACTAACTTAAATGCAGATCCATCATAGAATATATGTGCCTCATCAGCATCACCAAAGTTAGACTTAATAGTTGCAGGTAACTTCAGTCCACCATTAGATGCCTTAGTAATCTTTACATTACCATAGACTTCGAGACCGTCAGTAGAAGCAGTAGTAGTACCAATACCAACATTAGATGATGTAGTAATACCTGTATCATTCTTTGTCCAATATCCCGTTCCAAAACCAGCAACACCGCCAGCAAAGTCAATCGCAACATTGGTTAT